TGTGATGGATAAGATGGATTTGATCTATTAATATTATGACGATACATATCATATGTATTTCCTGTAGACCAAGTTATTTTACGAACAACTTGTTTTATATCATCTTCTTTAATTTTTTTCAAAGCAATCATCGTATCCCAATAATCATTCTCTTGCTCAAAACAATCTTTTGGTGATGGAGAAGATATGTTCCAATTTGAATCATAATCAGTGGCGTTAGGAAGACCTACAAATGAATAAAGGGAATTGCTAGAAGAAGTTGCCACAGAGACAAAACTTTTTGCATTTAAAATTCTTATTTGGTCAGTTATAATTGCAGACATTTTCCGTTTTTTATCTATTTATGTGAGGTACGTTTCATACTTTAATGGAGTATATCTTTGTACAGTTGGGGAAGTGCTTATTCCTATAATACCAGTATTATAGATATTGAAAGATTTTGGATTTTTTCTTGATAATCCAGAAATTCTTCCCCAACTATATTCACCGTAGAATCCACTAAATCCAAGACCAGATAGTTGATTATAACTTGAAAGACTTACAGTTACTTTTGCAACATAAGTTGATCCCACTCCAGGCACTATAGTTTGACCTATAGATACTGCAGAAACTTGATATATATTATCCAAAAATGTACTTCCAACACCAACAATACTTCCACTTGAATTAAGTGAAGTGACTCCTTTACCAACGTTGGAATTGTAGACGACAAAATAATAACCAGTTTGAATACCACTAAGAGTAATACCAGTACCAACAACAATACTCGTATCTCTTAAAAAGGATTTTTGTGGAATGTAAAAATCAAATGTGATTCCGGTAGAAGCAACTCCGACAGAAGTTGTTTTTATTCCAGTAATTACACCAAAATCTCCCTCGTATGTTACATTTGAAATTACCTCTTTATATAAAGTTGGTGGTTCAATATTTACTATAGGAGGATTTGAAGATGTATAACCAGATCCAGCATTTATAACAGATATTAAAGAAACTGTTCCACCAACAGAAATTGTAGAAGTAAAAGTCGCAACTGTTCCTAATCCTACAGGAACAGGATCTCCTTGAATATATGATGCTTGAGGTACAGAAATGCCATATCCAACAGGATATGCAATAGATATTTTGGGGGAAGTTGAGTATCCAATCCCACCAGAAATAATTTGAATGGAACTAATAGTACCAGCAGCAGAAACTATAGAAGTTGCAGACGCAGAAACTAATGTATCTTGAGATGTGATAATAATTTTGCTATTATTTGTATTTGATTCATTTTTAGAATCAAAAAATGTTTTTACACTCTCTACAAATAAAACCGTAGATGCAGTTCCAACATTTTGTATTATATTTGTTGTTGGATAGATAAGTGCTTCATATATCGGTCTATTTTTTGATACAGATTTTCCACTAATAATAATATCATCAGTCTGTTTGCACCATATTAAAGGTCTTAATAAATTTACATCAGATGTAATACCCGGACCAAAATAAATATTCGTATTTATATCATCACTAGAAACAATTTTCGTTACTAATCTTTCTTCTTCTTTAAGATATCCAACATCATCATTAAGTTTTACTGTATCACCAGATTTAATAGTCTCTAAAATATCAATATCTACAGTGTCTATACCAGATGTTCCTGAATAAAAAATAATTTTACATCTATCTTCAAATTTTGGTGCCTCTGTAAACGTTATATTACTTCCACCTTTGAATATGTAACCCTTTCCGGGAACTTGTAAAATATCATTAAAGAAAACTAGTAATGATGCTTGAATATCAATATTTGATCCTCTTTTAGTTCTAATAGTTTTTTGAATTCCATCAATTTTTAATGGAAAAATAGTTCTTGATCCGTCAAATAAACTCTCAATTGAATCTAAAGGTTGGAGATCTCCAAATGTCCATCCATTGAATTTATCCGTAAATGTTCTATCAACTGTTATTTGAAATTCTTTAAATGTTGACGAAGTAACTGTTGGTATTCCTGTTGTTCCTCCGGTTCTAACGGTAAGAATTTCTTTTTCTTTATAGTTATATCCACTGTTTATAAGTTCAAAACTTATAATACTAGATCCTTGTCCAACAACAATATCTATTTTTGCCTCAGTTCCAAGTCCTGAAGTTGATGATGTACTATAAATTAATGGTAAATTTGAATATGATAGAGGAGAATCAAACACTACTAAAGGAGGTTTTGATCTAGTATATCCAATTCCAGGATTAGTAATAGCAACACTTACAATATTTCCATTACTGACAGATGCTGTTCCTATAAATTGAATGCCTACTGTTCCAATACCTATGGTAGTGACGCCAACTTTTACTATGGTTTGAATTCCTGATCTATATCCAGAACCACTATTTCCAATAGAAATGGATGATATAGTTCCAGATGCAGAAACAACTGCTGTTCCACCTGCTGCAACTAAAGGTTGATATCCAAATCCATTAGTAGATCCAATAGAAATGATGATTCCACCACGAGGAATATTTTTTGTATTAATATCATATGATGTTGATAAACCAGACGCAGAAAAACTAATGCTTGTAATTCCAGAGGTTTCTGTCAATGAATAATCACCAACAACTCCTGTTTTTGATGGACCCTGAAAAATATCATTAATTAAAATGACTGCATTACTGGTAGAAAACCCGGTAATGCTTGATTTATTAGAATTTAATTTAAAATTTGTAGATATTCCATTAAATCCAGATGAAATATCATCAAAAACATAATTATTATAATATGCCTTATTTGCACCATCTACAATACCAGATCTCAAAAAAACTCTTCCACTAAAGGTTGAATTAGTTGATATTCCAACATAATCTACCTGATCTGGTGGATTTGTTGATGTACTTATTGGTCTTAGTCCATATGGTGCAGAAACAAAATTTAAAACATTATCAACAATGTTATAATTTCCTACAATTTTTGTGACCAAAGAACCTGATGCATGAGATGATATTCCAGTTCCCATCCACTGTCTTTGTACAGAAACTCTATTGGTGTAACCAACTCCAATAGAACTTACTAGCATAATTTCATTATCAATTTGGACTAAATCTCCTGCAAAAAATGATTTTATATCTGAAAAATCAATACCAGAATCACTTTCATAAACTGTTGATAAAATAAATGTAGTAGTGGAAGTTGAAACTATAGGAGATTGGATAAAATTATCAATCGTCAGCAATACTTTTGAATTTTGATTTTTTGCAGTAAATTTGTGAGTAGATGTAACTCCAACATTAGTAATATCTAAAACTGATGGAATAGATTTTAAAGATTCAGAAGCAGATGCTGAAACTTGAACATAAAGATCGTCTAATTTTACAATATAAACTGTTGAAGGAAGTTTATTTGTAACACCTATTCCTGGAATTGAAGTTGAGGCAATTCCTATTGCATTTTGAGTACTACCAGTAGTAGAGTAGGAATACGTAACTTCTTCTCCGGTCACAAAAAAATGATTTGGAATATAGATTTTATTATTACTAGTATCAACTATACCTACATTATTTCCATTGAAATATTTTTCAAATATTGGATTTCCATTATAATTTAATGAAAATGATCTTTTTATATCAAAAAGAGTTCCTGTATACGAACCATTTCCAGAATTAACTAATGCCATATTAATATTAGAAGTTTATGGAACTGCTTATAGTACTATCTATGTTAGAAATGCCTAAAGAGTGTTGAAATACTCTTACTTGGGCATTAATACCAGAAATTGGAGTGAAATATAAAATTGTATTTGTACCAGAGATATCAGCACTAACATAACCCAAAGAATTATTTGTTTGAACAATACCAAATTCTGTGATATACGCATTTGTAGAAGCATATGATGGCACATTATTTTTATTATCTACAACCAAAACTTCAGATACTTGATATCTATTGTTTGTAGTATCTTCAACGCTCACTAGATAATATGCACAGTTATAACTCTGATTATCATATGTAGAAATGATATTTGCATTTGGTGATGTTGAAGAAGCGATAGAGACATATTTTGAGGATAACTGATTAGATATTAATGTAGTTGATCCAATACCAACAGAAGAAGTATTTGCGATAGAAACTATTATTGAACTTACGTTATACCCCACAGATAATGGTGATCTTGGTGTAAAATCAATTTTTAAGGTAGATCCTGACAGATAAGCATTGTATGTCCCCAAACCAGATGAAGATGCTGGAGACAATGTATTAGTAGTGAGGCACCCATATTCAAAGAAATTTACATTGGTTCCATCATGAATAAGTGTAAATTCATCATACTCATAATAAGAACTATTTGTTGCCCCAATCTGTACTAACACTTTAGATGACCTATAAGTTGAAGCAATTCCTACTATTGTAACTGCGGTACTTAATCCCACAGTTAAACTTGTAGTTGATGATCCAACTTTTACGACACTACCAAGATTTACAGTACCTACTCCAGAAAGAGTATCTTGCATATCATATGAAACATAATTCACTGCAAAATTATTTGTTTCATTTTTAGTTGGATAAAATACTAAATTTCCATTATCCCCAGTTATATTAAAATCAAAAAATCCCATATTATAAGAGGTAGGAGTGATTCCATATTGATTTAAAAATCCATAATAATTATTATGTAAAAGTGTCACTAAAGAAACTTGCCTTTCTGCAATATATGTAGTGTCAAAGATGTATATTAAATATTTCTTTGACCTTACCCCATTTAAGATAAAATTATCAATTACACTAAATGTGCTAGATCTTTTATTATCATTAAATGTCTGACTTATATCATCAATATTAAGAACTCTATTTCCAATAGATTCAATATAATCTTGCAAAATAACAGAATTTAAAATAATTTCATTTGATTTTAAATTATTATTAATATCAATTGTTATTTCTTTTGCTAAATCAAAATCATTTATGCAATTTAAATTAACAAATTCCGAAAAATATGCAATTGAACTAAAATCACCTTCATTTTGAGAAGTTGATATACCCAAATATCTTGTTGAAGATGTTCCAATACCAATATTATCAGATTCAATTATTAAATCGCTAAACTTTTTAAATCCTGCTGTATGATTTAAATCGCTAACAGGAATATTCCAAGTATCTAAGTCAATATGCGATTTTAATGCATATGAAAAGTATTGGTAATAATTACTATCATGAATTCTTTGTAAATTATCACTCAAAAATCCGGTTTCTTTTTTCCAACCATTTTTTACGATAGAAGATGCTCCCACATCATATATACAATCTGCAGATGATAAAATTTCTACAATATTTCCTTGAGTGAAAGACGAATTTCCAATAATATTATTACCAATTTCAAAAATATCACTAGTTTCTACCTTTAAATATTCATTATTCCCATATATTTTTCCAACAATTCCATTTGAACCAGATGAAAGCGATAAAATAGATTCCCCCTCGTAAAAAGTATTTGCTTTGAGAGTTGAATTGAATTTTGGAAAATATTTTTCTGGAGTAACAGTACCAAAAGACTTGTTTGGATCAAAAACTCCAGGATTTTCATTGGTAGAAAGATATTCTGACATATTATAAGATATAGATCCATTCAGACCACCAATATTTGGATCTATCGAAGTTATGGTAAATAATGCATAACCATATTTGTCAGAATTATATCCCTTTGATGTCAGACCAGAACCAGTAACAGAGATATTTTCTATAAGGATTCTATCATTCACAACAAATGGGTAAGAATCTGCAGTACTAAAACCAACAGAAAGTGTAACCTTAACATCTTTTGTTATTGAGTTGAATGAAATACTACTAATACCAACCCCATTGGAATTGTTTATTGGTATAATTATTGGAGGAACTTTGTAAAGTCCTTTTGTATTTTTTAAAATATCAACTCTATTATTTTGAAGATTGTAATCCAAAATAACATCATTTACAACATTTCCAGTAAATCCATCTAAGACAATCAAATTTGGTGAAATATTATAATTTTTTCCTAATGAAGTGACACCAATAGAATCAAATGAATAATATGGATCAATTTTTATGATTGTTGGTAATTTTGCAACTGGTCTAATGGTATAGTCCGAAGAATAATCAAAACCAATATCTAAAATTTCTTTTCCAATTACTGATCCAATTCCAGATCCAACTACTTCTAAGATAGCATCACTGCCATTTTCAGTTTTTATTGAAGAAATTGTAGGTAAAATTTTGAAACTATTTCCTTTTGATATTACGTCTACACTATAAATGGGCCCATCTTCTGAGGGTGAATTTGTATAGTATTTTAATTCACCCTCAGAAGATGAATATGAATCTTTTTCTGGAAAATTTAATACATTATAATTAAAACCAGATGTAGAAATGGCAGTTATGTTATATAAACCATCATATCCACTATTGAGTATGTTTAATTGATTATAATTTAATTGTTCATCATCTATAATAATTTCTTTTTTACTTAAATTATTATTTTGAAGATTTATTGGTTCTAATTTATAGTATAAATTTTTGGGAGTATTTTCATTTGTTATTAATGTTACCTTTGCATTTGTTGTGACACCAATAATTCCTGATTTTATAATATCAGAAGGAGATGATCCATTAAATTTATTTTTAAATTTAATGTCACTGTAGAAATTTAAATCGAAAGCAGGAAATGAACTTAAATTTTGAATAAATGATAATGAAGAGTCCGAGACATCAAAAATAAATGTCTGATTTCTTATCGAATTTAATTGGGGATTTATTTGTAGAATAGTTCCAAAGGATGCAGAAGTTATATTAACGGCATCTGGGATTGTTTTTTTAGTTGAATAAAGATTTTCTGAAAGTTTAATGGTATTTGAATCTAATACTATTACATAGTATATCTTTTCATTTACCAATCCACCAGATGGTGACGATGACGTATGAATTATTTTTTGTCCTTGTTTATAATTATGATTTATTATCGTAATCGTATCATTTATAATATCAACGTCTGTAGATATAAAAGATTTTGGATTTGCAGATAATCTTCGATTGTAATCGTCGTATTTGATAACAACAGTTGTAGAAATTCCAGGTTTAACCGATACATTGACAGAATCGCCAACAGATAATCCAGTACTTGATGATAGTGAAACTAATACTGTATTTTTACTTATTTGTCCTTTTAATGTATTTTGATATATTGTACTGAAACTATGATATGTTCCTGTACCAATTCCAGTAAAATATAAAATACTAGCAACAGTAGTTCCGATTCCAACAAAAGTTCCAGTAGAACCAAGTCCGACTTGTAAAGTAGATATTCCGATCAAATCATTTGATATTTTTGCGACATAAACAACAGATTTATCTGATAAAGTAAAACTTGAAGTTCCATTAGTTGATATTGATAATGTAGTTCCTCCGTTAGAAGAATATATCAAAGAATCTCCGGTATTTAATTGATGATTTTGTAAATATATTGTTTGTGTAGGAATTTTAATAGATGCAATTCCTACTCCAGGATTTGTAATTCCTGCTCCCGGATTTGAAAAATAAATTGTACTTACAATTCCAACTCCTGCAGTTGTTCCAAGTCCTACAGATTCTTGAGGATTAAAATAAAGTTGCCTATTTAAATCATATTGATATGAAGTAGATGAAATTCCAAAATTTAATTGAAGTTTTCTTGTTTTTTCTGTAAGTGCAATTCCCGCAGCATATGTAGTTAAACCAGACGTATTATTATAATTACGAAGAACTCTAATTCTGGAGTTTAATGGATCAATATTAAGAACTTTTATTTGCTCACTTTGAACTTGGTATATATCATTTTCTTTAATATTTGGATAATTTAAAAATCCAGAAATATTGAAATATGTAACTATACCAGTATATTGTGCAGATCCAATTCCAGATCTTAGAGTAAGAATATTGGATTGTACAGAAATATTTGTAGATTTTTTGTTTTCATATGGAGTAGTTATTGTAACCAAATCTCCATTTCTAAAATTATGTGGTAATGTTGCAAATCCAATAAAATTTGAATTAGCATCATATGGAATAAATTCTACATTTGAAATTGAAGAACTTGCGGCACTAATTTGAGATATATTCTTTCCTACTACTGAAGATACTTTAGCACGTACATTTCTTCCACCACTAACTGTCGTGTCCAAAACAACAACGTCACCTGCATTGTAGTTATCACCACCAGATAAGACTTTAATTGACTGAATATATCCAGAAGTAGAATTCTTAACCTCTGTTAATTGTGAGTATATTTTATTTGGGTTGGTAATATAATCATATCCACTTTTTTCTTTAGTTAAATTGTATGGAGTTATATTTCTTAATAATTTATAAGATTTAAAATCAAAATCATCTTGGTTTGAAGAGCGTAAGAAGTTAAATTCTATTGGTTTTGATCTAAAATAATTACCGATAACATATGGAAATACTGGTATTTTATAGGTATTAAATTTTGATTTTTCATTAGTAGAAACTGTACCCAATGTACAAAAATATGCATATACTCCATTTGGATAATCTGGTGTTACACAAAATCTTCCATTGAATTCATCAAGATCTCCAACATTTTGATATTCATAATCTTCAACAAACAATTCATTTGGATAACCTGGAGGTCTATTTAAGTTTGAAACTGGTACATAACCAGATTTCATAGATCTAACACTTCCACCATTTAATGGATCTTCATAACCATATGGACCATAAATTGGATTTCCATCATATGCCCATCCTAAAATTGGAGAGTGTGCTGTAGAATTTTCTTCTTTGGTTGTATAATTAAGATCTGCAGAATATACTGCATTTTCATTGACTAAAGTTTTTGATAAAAGTAATTTCCTTAAACTTCTTGGTGAATATGCATGTGTATATTGCAATCCTAATTTTGTAGTAAGTCCATTAGAAGCAATTCCGTCATCATCAGATATCTTATTTGTTTCTATCAATCTCTGAACTAAATTAATTTTCCAGGATTTGACCTTTGATGAGAAATTTGCTCCTTCTCCCGCAGAGAATACTGTAATAAAAGTTTTTCCGTCTACATATCCCCCTCCTCCAGAAATAATCTTTACCGATATGATTGTACCATTTGAAAGAATTGGTGTCAGAATAGCACCTGAACCATCACCTTCAATAACTAAATTGGGTGGAGAATTATACGCATATCCAGGACTATTGATAGCAACGTCAATAATTTTTCCATTGTATATTATTGGAGTAACTTGTCCACCTGATCCAGAATTTAATGTAAATTGTGGTTGCCTATTATAATTGAGAATATCTGCGGATCCATAAGAAGATCCACCGTTTTCAACAAATGTGGACTTGATTTCTCCTCTGAAAATTGGTTGAAGAATTGCATTGAAGTTTTGTGGATTGAGAGTTGCAACACCAATTCTTCCAGTTATATTTACACTTATAGGTTGGTAATTGAATGTATGATATCCACTTCCTCCCGTTGATATTAAATCAATGTATTGCTTTGTTTTGTAATAAAAATTACTTATTTCCGTAGCAACTCCAACAGTTCCAAATCCAATTTGCGAAAGTTTGAATTGATTTTCATTAAGTGCCGTTACATAATATGAAGATGTCGTTAAACCACCAATTGGAGATGATGATGGGGTATATGTAATTATTTCACCACTATTATATCCATGATTTTTTATATTAATGATATCAGAAGCAGTATCAATTCCAACACTACTGACTGTTGTTTTTCTATTTTGGTAATTAACCCCAGAATTTTCTATGTAAATTGATCCAATTTTTTTCTTTTTATTTTTTGACTTAAAAGTATGATTTCCCAATCCATAATCAGTTAAATCAATTGCGTTGATTTTGGCGGCCGCATCCTCAAAAGATTTATGAAGTTTTATGGTATAAGCATCTTGTATTGAAATAAAATATGAAGAATTTGTTGTCAAACCAGCAATTACTACTTGTCCGTTTGTATCATATATAACTTCTTCAACATCTCTAAATTTGTGATAAGTAGAAAATCCAATAGTATTATTTGGCAGATTTATAAGACCAGCGTTTGATTGGGAATTAAAGGTTATTGAATACTCAAAAGAAACTAATTTCGTTTTTGCAGATGCTCCGGTTCCATTTCCACCTGTGATTGTAATGATTGGTTCTTCAAGATAATCAAATCCAGGATCAATAATATCAATTCTTTCCAATCCACCCAAGATAGAACAATAAACAGATGCTCCACTTCCAACAGAATCAATAACTGACATTATTGGTGGATTAATAATATCAAATCCGGATCCGGGAGAAAGTACTTCTATATTTTCAATTGGACCATAATAAATATTATCTTTTGATTTATAGTTTAATAATTCAACACCATTTACAAACATTCCTATCAAACCTATTTTGGTTTCATATTTGTTTCCATCATTTTCTGGATTTGATAATTTTCTTACTAATTTTTGTGGTTCTAATGATTGTGTATTTAAATTGTCATAACAGAAATCAGTAAATATAAATTTTCCATAATTTATATACCCACTAAAGGATACAAAATAATCAGAATCAATATTTGATAAACTTTTTGCTATTTTTATGGTAGTATCGTTTATTTTTTTTACAAAATATATTCCTGGATTTATCAAATCACCACTATAAACAACAGAATCTCCAGTATAAAAACCATGAGATACTCCAAAATTTATTTCAGTACCGTCAAAATTTCCACTAAAAGTAATTGATTGATCAGAGATCAGTAATTGTAGATCTTTATAAGAATCATTTATATTTAAATATGTTGGTATAGACGGTGCAGTAACATATAAAGAATTGTTTAAATCGGTATATACATTTTGAACATTGGATGAGTATTCACTTAACAAAGGATAATTTTTTGCATTTACTTTTAATATATTTTTTCTTAATGTATATGAAAAAGAAGAAGAAGTATTTAACTGAGATTGTCCTTTAATTGTAAAAGATTTTAAATCATTAATTAATATAATAGTCCCCGGTTTTTCTTCACCATTTGAGGATATTAATGTTATACTATCACCAATAAAAAATATATGATCATCATAAAGACTAATCCTATATGTAATTGATAAAGAATCTAGAGCAACTATGGACTCTACATCGTATTTTGTTGCAATATTGAATAACCAATTATTTGATTTATAATCATTCAAATCTTTTCCGAGTGTTCTAATCTTTATAAGATCACCTTTACTATAGTACTCATTTTGAGATTGAATTTCTAAATCTGATAAAACCCCTGTTATTCTTACCTTGATTAGATTGGATCCAGAATAAGCATAAGCATATGCATCAAGAGTAATATCTTGTCCTATAGGAATTGCCTGACTTATATTACTACATTCAAAAAATTGTGTAATACTTTTTGAACCATATTTAATAGAAAGAATATTTCCATCACTTAAAGTTACTATCAATGTTCCACTATCTGGAAATCCTATGGTAGAATCGACATTGATAACAGTAGAATCTGAAGCAATAGTACTTACAGTTTTTGTCTTTGGATGAATAGAAAAAGTTCCAAGAACAGTTCCTTTTAAATTAATATCTTTCGCAGAACTATAATCTAACTTTAAAGCATAGAAGTTTTTATCTCCCCTACTTACTTTTTCTACATGTACAATAGTTCCTGATGCTTTATTGAAGAAACTGGTGGAATCTTGATAAAGAGTTGTATTTTCTAACTCTAAAGGATCTCCTTCTATTGCTTCTACGATTAAATTTTTTGTAATAGAATACTGTGCATCTGATGCTTGAATTAAAAAATCTCTTGGTCTAATAACTTCAACATCTTGTCCATATAATGCTCTGAATAAAATTTCAAATGAAGTATTCGTCCCTTTTGTTGAATAAAAATCTTTTGACTGTTTTATAAAAAGTCTTTCATTTAATCCAGAATAAAATTCTCTATCTGCAAATCCGGGACTAATTTGTTTTTTAATCTTTTTGAAAAACTCTTTTAAAAAAAGAATGCTTAAGTTCTGTACAGTAGATGCTGAAGAATGATCACTGGCATTTGTTTCTGTGAATACCAATTGATCTGGATTTGTTTTACTTTGATATGAAGTTGTTCCACTAAATCCACGAATACATCCTTCAAAAGATGTTGAGGTTTTTTGTGTATATGTAATAATTTCATCATCTACCATCAAAAGACCATATCTGTCGGCAAATCCATATGTTGACTCTACATTAATGGTAGAATCAAAGAAACTTACATCACTAGTAAGAACTGTAGAATCTATAAGATTAGTTACTTGATCAACTTTTATATATTGATCAATGTTTTGAAGTATATCTGTTGTTCCACCTTGACTCTCAAGAGACAAATAATATTGGTTTAAAAACTCTGAGACAAGTGGAAACTCTTCCCTCACAAACTCAGGAAGTTGTCCTTCTACTACCGAACTAATTTGAATTCTTGTTTCTTTCATTTTATAATCTTACGAGTTCTCCATTTGTATAACTTGATGTGACCAAATATGTTGATCCAGAGGTATTGGAACCTGAAGCAATTGTATCTGATAACATAGTTATGTTACTATTAGTAGTATCTAGTTGCAAATACAAATCCTGCAATCCAATTACATCATTTGATTTTGGAATTGCCGATATTTGAATAGTAGCATTTCCTCCAATATATTTTGATGATGATATAATATTGATTGGATTCAGTTTAATTTCACCTTTTTCGTAATCAATTGTACCAACATTTTTTCTCACTATAGATGATTCAGTTGTAGAATCTAATTTAAAGAAAAAGATACTTCCGTATTTTCCAGTAGAATCTGGCAAATCCGAAAGATAAACAGTATCTGTTAATCCATTTATTACAAATCCTGTAGATTTTATGTTATATCCATTTGTATTTTTGATATGAAATGCATTCCCATAGCATATCTCATAATCTGCAAACTTATTCAATATAGGTCTCAAATCACGTCGTATGGATACTTTTGTAATATTGGAAGTGATTGATACATGACTATCATCTATGATTTTTAAAAATTTACTATATTTAAATCTCGCACCAAATTTATTCAATTCCGTAGAATCAGCATATTGATTAACATTGGAGGAAACAATAGATTTCACATAATCCGAACTTGGAGCGGAATTTGTATTATAATAGACTGTAGAATCAACTTCCATATAAAGATACTTTAGATCTAAAAATTGCGGAACAATTCCAGCAACACTATACTTCCTTAGTTTATTTTGAATATTCTCTTTAACTGGTTCTGGAACATATGGACCATTAAATGGTTTTATTGAAATAAAGACTTTTCCATATTTTGGAGGATTCAGATCTTCCCCACCAAATACTGAGATAGATTCAGTTTCTGGATAAATTTTAGCAATAATTGCCTCATAATCTGATGCAGTTACTGCACGATTTTGTGCGGAATAAATCTGTGGAGCATATTTTTTAATCGAATCAATAGATTCAATTTCCTTTCCACTTTGCGATGATGTATTTGTTGTGATTAATGAAATTCCACTTGAGACTACTCTTGATTCATTATCAATCAATCTTCCATTGAAGTTGAAACTAGAAACTCCATTTCCATATATTCCATTTGTAGTAATGTATGAAATATCAATATAGTTCATATCTTCTAATTTTTGACCAAATATGCCATCACCAAAAATTAGTTCATATCTCTGATCTTCGACTTCTTGAATAAAAAAAACTTTTGAATCTGCAGTAACCTCAAATAAACTATTGGACAGTATAAATTTTCTAGAGACTGAACTCATTTCAGTATTTCTAACTTTAACTGAAATCATTGAAGTATCAATATTTACATTCTCTAAAATAAATTTTTGATTTGGATCATTTGAATCAACTGTAAAGTTTGTAGTTAAAAATGTTCCCTCATAAATGTCTATAGCATCAAAAAAGGCAATTCCTTCAATCACAGGAACAGTAATATCTTCTGGAATAATGAATGAAAAACTTTGATTACCAAAAGAAGAACTTGTAGTTGTTACAGTTCCTTTTTTAAGTGTTAGTGTTAGTGGATTTGTTGAAAGAGCAGTAGTATCAACAAAGAAAGAAATATTCGCACGAGATGCAGTTCTTGATCTTGGAACATACCCAATATTTCTTGCAAGAGAAACAACATTCTCTCTTAATGTTGCACCATCAATAAAAACCTCATTGCTAACCATGTTAGCATTATATGAGGAAATATAGGTATTATATGCAAGCGTATCTATTAATACTGATAGATTAGAACCTTCAAAATCATAATCAGTAAAATTTGAATTCGATCTAAGGTATTCCTTAATCGAAACTTTAATTTGATCGAAATCTAGATTGGTAAAATTGACTAATGACATTTATCGTGTTGGCTGTAATGCGAATGATAACTGCTGCGGTAATACATCAATTCCGACAATATTATAAGATATTGTCACATAAAATTCACTAGTATCATAGTCTGGAGATACATCAACACTGATTAACTCAACTCTTGGTTCGTAAATATCAATTGTACTTCTAATCTCATCTTCTAATATAGATGATGTAATCTCATCCATATTCTCAAAAAGTAATCCAGAGACTCCAGATCCTAGACTTGGATTAAAAAATCTTTCTCCTCTTGAAGTAAAAATAAGATTCCGAATAGAACGGGAAATAGCAGTTTCATTTTTGATCGCAATGATGTCATTGTTCAGAGGACTAATCTGAAACGACATACTTAAATCTTTGAAACCTTTACTTACCCGTTCTACCGGCATGAATAATTATAAATCTATATTATTTATCACTGTTTTTTACATTCCATAAATTGGTTCTGTACCATAACTCCAATCATCATAGTCATCATCATTACGAATTTTCTCATGTATTTCATTTTGAATATGAAAATCATGTTTTTTGGGTGTAAGATCGTCATTTGAGATTTCACGAAGCATTTTTTGCTTCTTTGATTTTGTATTGTGAGAATTTTCCCACATTTCATAATCATATTTAAGATCTTGTTTGATCATTAGGTTTCTCCTGATTATAGAATCAGAACTTTTTACGGGGTTCCTATCCCGTGTTTCTGCCAAATGTGTAGTTTTTTTGAATACGAATATCAGAATTGCGAAAAGTCCAACATTCTCCATTACTATCTAGAAAGACTACCCATTCTAGATCATGCTCTTGAGATCGGTCAATACAAAAAAATGCCCAACCATTACCCTTTGGAGTAATGACTGGGATTGTAGGGTTTAATTGAAACATAAGAATTCAGAAAATATTACTTTCCTTGACCTCTATACTTTTTCTTACGACCATTTTTTGAAGTTGCACTGAGTAAAGTACGAGCCGACCGCCCTTGTCTTGTTTTCTTTGGTACTCCTGATTCAAACAGAGTCTTATTTGCACCACCACCCTTTGCCATTTAAATTTCCTCCAATTGAATTTCATTAGGATCAACATCATCCCCCGAGTAGAAACGCTCAGAGAATTCTTGAAGAATCTCACTACAGTCTTCCATAGTGAGATTCATATAAATTTTACGACTTTTGTATAAAAGATTGTAAGATTTTTCCATGAGATGCTCAGATTATACGAGTTTTTTCATGTCCAACACGAATCCTAGGATCGCACCAGATCTCAAACCCTGCTTCTTTCGCATCAAGACAGAATGAAACATCCTCTCCACACATATCCTGTACGCTACCAGATTCAAAAACTTGCATCTTTGGAGCAAACCAAGGATATTCAAGATTTTCAAAAACTCCGTGCTTAATCAGAACCCATCCAAAACCAGTGTAATCAACTGTGAAAGGTTTGCGACGTTTTGAGATACTCTCCACAGTTTCGTGGTTCATTACACCACCATTTTTGCGGAAATCATCTTCTTCCAACCAATGAGCTACTGAGGTCGTGTGCCCATCTTCCGTTGCATACCATCCAGCGGTGACTTCACGTTCCGTGCCATCTTCTGCCAGTGCAAGGTCGCACAATTGCCAGAATTTTCCAGTATCAAATACAATGTCACTATCAATCCAAAGTTGATAATCGTAATTTAGTTTTCCGTCCCATGGAATTTGTTTTGGACCACGAAGTACATTCGCGCCTAGACATTTACATCTTGCAAAGTTGACCATAGAAGAATAGTCTTGAGAAATTTGAATACTCATTCCATTCTGTACTAGATCAAAACAAAGTTGTACGAATGCTTTCAGAAAAATATACGAGCATCCTCTACCGGGAAGGCAAAAGATGATTGATTTTCCTCTCATTCTTTCTTTAATTGAATCGTAGTTCCACTCTTCGGTAGATACTTTTGGTGCAACCGTCTTAACAGTAAATCCTTTTGCCATAACTTTAAGTAATGTTCAGATCAATTCTATCCGTTTATTTATGCTTTGTCAATAGGGAATAAATTTCTAATCTCTGATTACTAACAGTTCTTCAAAGGACAGATCATCAAGAGTATAATCAGTCTTCATCAGACCAACCATATTCTTTAAAGTATTCCAAGTGTTATTAAAATCTTCTTCTTTTATGGAATGATATATGCACTGATTCTTTGCATATATGTGATATATTTTTTCGTTTGCAGGCATAAAAATATTGGGGAAAATTTTTTCTTTCAATTTTATTTTGTAACTGCATTATATATCATCACTATACAAAGACCCAGTGCAGTAAAGAATGGGCGAGGATATCTGATCATCCATCCAGCAAGAACAACCTTCCAAAAACTCCAATATGGTTTTTGAATTCTGCGGAGGTTTTTATAAGGTCTCATTTTACTGGGAATTTTTTTCTAAAGTGATATCTCTCTCGCTCTTTCAAAGGTTTGTAGGTTAGGGACTTAAGAGTTTTTAAAACCGCCCGTTACGCCCAACATAAAGAATAAACAATTAAACGATATAACTGTCTATAACGAATAAACGAACGAATAAGAATACTGTCTATAACGAATAAACGAACGAATA